GACTGTAATGAGCAAATTTTTCTAGAAACAGCATCATGGATTAATAATGTTGGACTAGCAAAACTTGCTGGTCAAAATCTGATTGAGTGTGCTTGGGATGACAAACTGAACGAAATGGTGTTTTGGAAAAATGAATGTGATTGATAGTCTTAAAGATTTGTCTGTGGAAGAAATTAGACACTATTGTGCTAAGAATACTCTTTCTGCTAGTATTGGGATGATCAATATTGGTGGGGATTTTAATCTTAGTACTATGGTTCGCAACGCTAATTTTTTTGGATTTAGCAGCGTTCATTATGTTGGTAAAAAGAAATGGGATAAAAGAGGTAGCGTAGGAACTCACCACTATACTCCTGTGTATCATCACAAAACTGAAGAAGATTTTATTAAATCTCATTCATCTAGTGGTCGCCCATTGATTGCTGTTGAGAATAATATTCCAGAATACAAAGAAATTACATTTGACCCTTTCAGTTTTGATTTCTCTAATATTGATGAACCAATCTTTATTTTTGGAGAAGAAAATTGTGGATTATCAGAAAAAATTCTTATGTCTTGTACTTGTATTCTAACTATTCCTACTTATGGAAGTGTTAGGTCTTTAAATGTTGGAACAACTAGTGGTATTATTATGAGTATTTATCGGAACTATTACGAAAAATTCCTCAAGCGTTGACAGGCGTTGGTCGATAAGGTATAATACAACAACACGGGGCGTAAGGTAAGCCGGTAGCATCCGACACTCTTATAAGGTGTTCATAGGGAGGTTCGACTCCTCCACGCCCTACTTTAAATAGAAAGAATTTATGACACACAGATCCAAACATATGCCATATTATTTAATCCTTATTGGATTTCTTGGTATGTCAGTAGGTTTTAATTTAGTACAAAATTATGAGATAAAATCACTAGAAAAACAAAAAATGATGTACAAAGTATTGTTTGAGTATCTTAATCTAAAATTAGAGGCTATCGAACAATCTAAAAAAGATTTTGTGTATATAGATAATATTGATTTGGGGGGCGTAACGGTATCGATTGGATAAATTTTGGTATGACTAGCAAGTAGTGGTTAATCGACAGGCCACTTTAAAAGTCGATTAAAACGCTTTAACTGGCGAAACACAGTTAGCCCTTGCTGCTTAATAAATAGTAGCAACAATCTTAGAAAGCGATGAAGGTAGCGTTCAAAAGATTGTCGTAAAATCCTTCGGCTGCTAGAATAGCCAACGGGTTCTAGCCTGAGACTAGTTGGTACGGAAAGATGAATGTTGTTTGTTCTTTAATCTTTCTCAAAACTTATGAACAAAATAAACTTGTAGAGGTTATATTAAATTTATTACAACACAAGGGTTCGACTCCCTTCGCCTCCACTATGCCTAGAAAAATTTGTACTTACTGTGGCAAAAGAAAAAACTATAAAAGTTTTCCAAAACACAGTATGTATAAAGATAATCTAGATAGTAGGTGTAGAAGTTGTGTTAAAAAACATAGTAAAGTAAGAAATCAGTTACATAAAGAGGCTCCGCCAAAACCAGAAGTTTGTGAGTGCTGTGGAAAAGTTCCACGCAAATGGTGTTTAGATCATGACCACAGCGATGATAGTTTTAGGGGCTGGTTATGCGAACCATGCAACACAGGATTAGGAAAACTCGGAGATAATCTAGCCGGTGTAATTAAAGCTGTGAACTATTTAATAATGACAAAAAATAGGAATCAGCAAAATGAATCTCTACAAAAAATGGATTCAACACCTAAGAGAAAATAATATGACTTATTTAGAGCATTTAATTTTTGCTCTATTTTATGGAATTTGTTGTGTATTGGCTGGCCTATACTTAATAATACATTCAATATTACCATGTTTTTTTCCAACAGCAGGAAGTGATTTAGTCACAAAATTAAGTAAACGATTCAAGAAACAGCACTAGGTTGTCGATACTTGACAACAGGATTGGCGTATGGTAGAATACGCTAAACACAGGAGAACATTTGGATGACTCACGATTTTGATTATGTTTGGGGTATGGTGCGTGATCTTAGGGCTACTAGTAGCACTATTGATAAGCAAGGTATTATCGAAGATTATTGTAACCACAAAAGTGCGGCAGCAAGTTTTGCTAGAAATATTCTTCTTTATACATATCATCCGTTGTGGCAATATAATGTCACTAGCGATAATCTTAAGAAAAAATCACATCTTAGAGGAAAAGATTTCGGAGATATCTTCTTTCTTCTTAATGCTCTAAAAGACCGTCAGATTACTGGTCACGATGCTATTGGTGCAGTAAATTCATTTATTGACCAATATCCAGAGTATGAGGAATTAATTCATTGTATTATTGACAAGGATTTGAAAACCCGTGCTGGTGACAAGATTATCAACAAGGCTATTCCTGACCATATTCCAGAGTTTAGTGTTGCTCTAGCAGATAAATACGAGCCTAAACTTGTGGATTGGAAGGATGGATGGTATGTTAGTAGAAAACTGGATGGTGTTCGTTGTATTGCTATTGTTGACAGCGATGGTAATGTTTCGTTTTATTCGCGGACTGGTAAGAGTTTTGATACTCTCAATGTTGTTGCTGATGGTATTATTGCTTTGGGTATTAAAAATGTAATTTTTGATGGAGAACTTTGTCTTGTAGACGAAGATGGTAATGAAGATTTTCAAGGAATAATGAAACAACTAAAAAAGAAGGATCATACTATTCCTAATCCATCCTACAAAATTTTTGATATGATTTCTCATGATGAGTTTTATAACAAGAAGGGTGAGAAGAATCGTCCTTACTCTATTCGTTTAGCAAATCTTACAGAGATTATGACCAAGAATGAATGTCCGTGTCTTACTCTGCTTGAGCAAGTATTGGTTCATAATGATGAGCATTTTCAAGAGTGGGTCAAAGAAGCAGCCGATTCTTTTTGGGAGGGTGTTATGCTACGAGCAGACCAACCCTATAAAGGTAAGAGGTCTAAAGACCTACTCAAAGTTAAAAAGTTTTTTGATGATGAATATGAAGTAATAGCAACAGAATATGGTCCTATTAGATATATCAAAGACGGTAAAGAGCATGAAGAAGTCATGTTGTCAAACATCGTCATAGAACACAAGACATATTATGTTAGTGTTGGGAGCGGATTTACTATTGAGGAAAGAAAGTATTTTTACAACAATCCTCATGAAATAATCGGTAAGAAAGTAACCGTCCAATATTTTGAAGAAACAAAAAACCAAGACGGCGAAGTGAGCCTGAGATTCCCAACGTTTAAAATTCTACACGGAGAAGAAAGAGATACATGAGTGAATTTGATTATGTAACAGCGACAACAATATTCTTCGTTTATATGCTTATTGATTGCTTATATGCTGCATATGTAATCTCAGTAGGAAGAGGACAAGCAGTGTTAGCAGCAACATGTACGGCTATAATATATAGCCTACTAGCCTTTGGCGTTCTAAGTTATTCAAAAAATGTTTGGTATTTAGTACCGCTAGCCTCTGGTGCGTTTTTAGGAACATATCTAACAGTAAAACTAAGAAAGTACTTACCAAAATAATATGAAACATCTATCAAACCCAATAGAACATGTTTTGAACTGTATACAAAAGGGTGTTATACCTACGGAATTTGATATTCTAAATGCAAAAGATCAACTACGAGAATACGAACGTAGTATAGAGAGACTCACGTTAGATTATTATCAATCAAAAGAACGTGCTAGAGAAGATAGATCAAGGTGGCTTAGTGCTGAAAAAGACAGGGCAAAAGTTGCAGAAGAAAATGCTCTACTAAAAGAAAGCTTAAATAATGCTGTGGCTTTTGCTAGAATAAATAGTAGAGGAGATCTATATGATTTGAGATTGCAACAAAGTCCTCACGTTGATGAAAGTACCGTACTACCTCTTTACTCTAATAAAGAAGAATTCAAACGGCTAACAGAAAGTTTAAAGAACGCTTGACAACTTGACGATGATATGGTAGAACCATCTTTAGTTGGGAGCGTAGTCCAACGGCAGAGACATCGGACTTAAAATCCGTCCAGTATGGGTTCGAATCCCAT